TTGATGGTCATCGCTTCATATTTGAGCGCGTCACCCAGCACCGCTACCCTGCCGATCTTGCTGCCGGAGAATTCTTCTTCCCAGTAGGTTTTGAGGCGGCCAGCAACTTCATCGGTGATGGAACCCGGCGCGGAGAGTATGCCGCTGGGGCGGCTCATATTGCCGAAGAAATTGGCGGAATTCTTCTGGATGTTCAGCCCTTGCAGCGCGGCGAGGCCGCAGGCGAACAGCGGCGGGGTTCCCACCAGCGGGTGGAACAGCGGCGTGGAGCGGTCGTGGATGATCTCGGTGGAGGGAACGGTAACGCCTGCCTTGAGGCCGGTGAGGTTATCCTCGTTGAGTTGGTAAAATATCTCGCCGTTTGGCGCCACCAGCGGCGTGACGCGGGTGGGGTCTAGCACATACAGGGAGCTGACCCTGTAATTCTGGTCGCGCACTTTGAGCACATAGGTGTTGCCGCGCGAAAGCTTGCTGCTCAGCCAGTGCTCAATGAACTGGATGCGGTTCTGGTAATGGTTCGGGCGTTTTATGGCCTGCGGAATGGCGTTGTTGGCCTCTTTCCAGACGCCGTTGCCGTCCTGTTTCATGAACTGGATGGGCAGCTTTGCCACATCCGCCGCGATCAGCGTGATGCAGGAGAACACCGCCGAATAGGCCAGCGCTGCCTCGTAGCTGATATCGGTAACGCCTTGCTGCCATGCGCCAGAATAGCTCTCCCGCAGGATGGAGAACCATCCACCATTGCCTGCGGGAACAGGCAACGTGATAGACGATTTGCGGCGCAGCAGCGATGGCCATTTCATGCTCAGCGGGCTTTCATATCACGGCGGTGATAGGTCTGTTTTGGTGCGGCCGCAGGTTTTTTTGCAGCGGCGGCAGGTTTCTTAACTTCCGGCTTGGTCACGGCGGCAGTGGCGGCTTCGTCTTCGGTCACGGCCACGGCAATTTTTGCCGCCAGGAATATTTTTGCGTGTTTTTCATTGGTCACTTCCACCTCGTCACCTTTCAGATAACGTTTTTTGGCGAAAGCGAGATTTTTCAGCATGCGTAATTTCATGAGATCCTCTGGAATTAAAAAAGGGTGGCAGTTTCCTGCCACCCTTTGTGTTCAAGCGAACGGGTTAGGCTGCTTCGCCCCAGTTCACTGCATTGAGCACCTGAACGGATGCCGAACGGCGCAGTTTCCAGTTGATGACGCGCATGGCCTTGATGGCAACGGAGTCGGTCTGGAACATGCTCACCATGCTGGTGGCGGTACCGTCGGAGGAGGCATTGGTGGGGTTGTCAAGCATCTGCAGGGATGCTTCGCGGCTGGCTTCCACCAGAACTTGGCCATCATCTGCCTTCCAGATGTCGCTGGCGTTGGCAAGGATGACATAGTCACCGGCGGTAACACCCGGCACATATTCAGAGGTGATCACCGGTACACCTTCAAGTATGCCGCCGTTCATGGTGATATCCGGGAACTCCTTCTGCCCGAACGCATTGCGCAGGAGCGAAAGCGCCAGTGCAGTTTTGCTCTTCATGATGAATACCGCCGTGGTGGGGCTGATGTTGGCAGTGATGAAGGCGGACATCAGCAGACGGATATCCTCACGGATGGCATCCGCATCATTGCCGGTAGAGGCAATGGGCGTAGCCGCGTTGGTGATGGATGCCGGTGAGACGTTGGCCACCGCCGCTTTGCTGGGGTCAACAAAGTCCGTGTCGAGACGTGCGATAAGCGCGCGCGCCAGGCTGTCACGCACCAGCGCTTCGGCAGAAGGATTGCTGAAGCGCAGCAGTTCCTGAGTGAGCACAGCGATGTTGGCCACTTTTGCCCAGGTGAGATTGACATCATTGTAATCAAACTTGGACAGCGGTGTGGGCTTGCCTTCACCTACCCAGTAGCCGGAGCCACCGGAGGTCTCGCCGCGGATATGCACGTTGAACGGAATCTCGCGCAGTGCAGGAATATTGCCTACACCGAACTTGCCGATGATGGTCTGCGGACGCAGGTATTCGACAAAGTCACCGGCGAACTGGTTATATTCAACCAGCGGAGCTGCCCAGGTGGTGTCGGTGGTCGTGCCTGCGGCTACTGCAGCTTTAAGCACATTCACGATACGGTCGGAGTTGGGGAAGCGGGATTTTGCGATCTCCAGCGCACTGGGAAGCACACCCTTTGCAGCACCGAGGCACATCACGAAGCGTGCGAACTCGATACCTTTGGGAAGGTTCTCGTTTGCTTTCACCTGCGCAGGCAGGCGGTGCTGGCTGGCCTGCTGGGGGTTTTCCACGGTAACCACCGGCTTTGCCTCAGCAAGGCTGGCTTTCTGCACTGCTTCAAGGCGGTGCAGGTGTTTGTCAATGGTATCCAGCTCGCCCTGGATGGTTTCAAATTCTTCCGACTGGGCGGCATCCAGTGTGGCGCCGTCCTTTTCAGAAATTTCCATGATCTGCTTCATGCGCGCCACCTTGGCGGCACGGGCATTCTGGTAATTCTCGATCTGTTTTGCGATGTTCATAGGGGTTTCCTTTAATGAATGGGTTGAGAGGGCTCCCGCAGCGGCGGGCTTGGGGTCGAGCCTCACAACCGGCATCTGTTTGGTGCCTGACGCGGCAAGATGCGGACGGTCAAAAGACTTGATAGCGGTGATGCTGGCTTCGGCATTGGCGGGGATGGTGACGGCGCTGATCTCCATGAGTTCCCAGGAGAGGTAGCGGTAGCCCCATGTGCCTTCGATGCGGGCGGATTCCAGCGCGCGGAAGCCGATGGAAAGCCCGCGCACAAGGCCTGCCTTGATGCTCTGCCACGCCATGTCGAGCCGGTCTTTGAGTGCGCCGGGGTCATCCACACGGACAAGTTCGGCGCGGATAACGATGCCGTCGGCGGTCTTCTTGGCGCTGACCACATGCCCGATGGGGCTGGAATGGTCATGCTGGTAGAGGAAGGGCACGGGCATTTTGGCTTCCATGCCGTCCGGTTCCACGATATCGCCCATGCGGTCCAAGCTGGGGGTGCTCGCGAGGCCTTCAATGATGCGCTGGTCTTCATCCACCGATTTGAGGATAATGGTGGAATAGGCGCGTTTGATCGTCATGGCGGTGTCCTTTCAGAGGATGATCATCTGGTATTTCTTCTCGGGCGCAGGCACGGCCAGCGCCCTGCCCAGCGCCATCAGCGCGGCAGCGGGGCCGTCTATTTTGCATCTGGGGTCGTTCGGGCGTTCCTTGTTCGGGAAGATGTTGCCGCGGATATCCAGCTTGGCGGCCACATTGCCCATCATCCACGTCATCATCGGGTTGCCGTCATGGAAGTAACGCCCGGAGAGGATCAGGGCTTCCATCTGCTTCATCGGTTCCGAGATGTTGCGGGTGTTGAAGGGGAACTTCACCACCTTCATCTTTTTTTCCATCAAGCGGACCATCAGGTAATCGGCCTGCCATTCGTCGAACGCGTTATCCACCACGCTCGCTAGCGTGTTCAGCTCGGCGATGTAGTCCTCGATGCGTGCATGGTCGATCATCGAGCCGTCGGTCACCTCAAGGCATCCGGCGGTGACGAATTCGCGGTATTTGTCGTTTTCTTCAACTGCCGATTCCGGCACAAAGAATTTGCTGAAGCTGTAGAATTTCTGGTCGCGCAAAAAAGTGGCATTGACCGCGGTCACGTCCTTCTTGCTCGACAGATCCGCCGCGATGAAGCAGGGGCAGCCCCTAAAGTCCTCCATGCGCAGGGGTTTTTCCTGCCGGTGCCAGGCGAGCATGTTCATCCAGGCGGTCTTTGCGCCGACCCACTCATTGAGGTGCTTGGTGCGGAATGCATTCTGCACGCTGGCCGACCGCCGCGCCGCACGGAGCTGCGCCTCGAGGAACTCGCCGAACACCGAGATGTTATAATTCGGGTTGGCCTTGATGAGGTTTTCGGGATTGTCCCAGGCATCACCCTCATCGAGGTGGTAGATGATGCCGAATATCGTTTCGTCGATGGCGGACTTGTCAAGGATGCGTGTCAGCTCCTTGCGCTTCTCAAAGCAGGAGCTGCCAAGGTTAGTGCCTGCCGTGGTGATGATTGACAGGAGCGGCTGCTCGCGCGCGCCCATGCCGGTGTTCATGGCGGAGACCATCTGGTCGCTGTCATGTTCGTGATATTCGTCGATCAGCGCCGCATGCGGGCTTGCGCCGTCGCCGGGCTTGCCGATGAGCGTCTCAAAGCGGCTCATGTCCTCCATGACAAACATGGTGCCGGGGTTTTTTGCATTTCCGGCAAGGTCAATGCCGAAGCGGTCACACAGGCCGCGTGAGCGTTGCGCCATCATCCAGGCGGGGCGGAATATCTCATGCGCCTGTTTCTCGGTGGTAGCACCCGAATACACTTCCGCGCCGGATTCACCGTCGGCACAGAAGAGATAAAGCCCGCGCCCGGCGAGGCGTGAACTCTTGCCGTTCTTCCTGGGCTCTTCTTCGTAGCATTCCCTGAAACGACGCAGGCCGGTGCGCTTATCTACCCAGCCGAACAGGTTGCATTCGATGAAGCACTGCCATGGCTGCAGCTTGAGTAGTTCGCGCTTGGCAGCCCACTTACCCTTGATGTGGGGCAGCAGCTCCATGAAGTTCACGATTCTGTCGGCGCGTTCCTCATCAAACCTGTAATTCCAGTCTTTGCGTTTAAGGTCGTCAAGGAACCGCTGACAGGCAAGCCTTACATATAACCCGGCGGGGATCTTCTCTTCCACCACAGTGCGGGCATATCGCTTCGCTTTCTGCGAGGGTGACATTAGAATTTATCGAACGGATTGGATTTTCCATCATCCGCCGGCATGCCGAATTTCTGCCGGTCAGATGGTGACATTCCAAGACGGCCAAGGCAGCTGACAAGGCGCTCGATGCGCGCAGCAGGGTACTCTTTCGGGTTTTCCCTGTACTGTGCCATCAGGTTGGCGGTGATCTCAAATAGGAGGGAGTCGCCTGCGGTAAGTACGCCAGGAACAGAATTTTTCTTTAATTCGCTCCATACTTTTTTGGCCGCAGGCGTTAGATGCGCAGGTGCGGCACCCAGCGGATTCTTATTCTTTGGAGGCTTTTTCCTATAACGCTGCGGGTCTTTTTTGTCGGCACCTACCAGCTTGGCAACTTCCCACGGCCTTTTATGGCGTGGCATGCTGCATTTTCCTTAATTTTTTAATGATTGTTCAGCCGAAATCCTTAAGCCTATGAAAAACCTTTTAGTGCGGAAATAAAAATCCGAC